CGTATGGATGCAAAGTTAGCATGTGACACTCTAGAATTAGCTCTTAATAAAAGAAAGATTGAAGGAACACTTCTCTTTCATTCCGACCAAGGGTCACAATTTAAGGCCAGCGAATTTAGAAAAATAATTGATGACAACAATATCATGCATTCTTTTTCTAATCCTGGATATCCTTATGATAATGCCGTAACTGAAGCATTTTTCAAGTATTTAAAGCATAGACAAATCAACCAAAAAAATTATCAAAATATCAAACAGGTTCAATTAGACTGCTTTGAATACATTGAGAATTTTTATAACAATTACATCCCACATACGGCTAATCTAGGACTAACCCCTAATCAGAAAGAAGAAAATTATTTTAACGCAATAAAATAACACGGTTTTCTGTCTACTTATTTGACATTAGTCCAATAGTATGATTATTACTCAAGAGATGATTTTTATTTTAAATATAAAATAATTTTCACCATGTAATATTTCATACTTTATATTATACTTATTAAGTATATTCTTTACTATATTTAATCCTAATCCATTACTATTATCCAATTTTAGATCAAAACTAGCATCTAAAATTTTATTTATTTTCGAAATTTTATTTTTATCATATGAGTTTTCTATAAGTAACCAATCATTAGCTATTTTGATATTAATTATTCCATTTCGATTAGTATATTTTACTGCATTGCTAATCAAATTAGAAAATACAATATTTAGTGCCGTTTTTCCTATATAAATATTATAGTCTAATAATTCCTTATTAATATTTATTTTTTTTTGATTTACTAAGATAGAGTATTTTTCTAATACTTCATCTAATGTATCACCAACATTTAAATATTCTTCATCATTATTCAAGTCTTTTATAGAATAAAAAGATAATATTTGCGAGACATTCTTTGTTAAGTTATCTACAATATTAATACACTCACTGATATAAAAGTCTCTATCTTTATATTTTCCGATATTATATTTCATATTCTCAAGTAATATCTTTAGGCTGGAAAGAGGAGTTTTAAGTTCGTGGGACGCCCCCTTAAAAAAATCATATTTCAATTTTTCTAACTTTAAAATTTCCTTATTTTTAAATTCCAAATCATTAATTGTATTCAATAAAGCACAATATAAGTCATTGATTTGCTGTTTTAGTTGTCCAATTTCATCATTAGAACTAATTTTCAATCTTGTTTCTTTGTCAAGTTTTATCATTTTATCAGTAACCATAGTTATTTCTTGTATATTGTTTTTTATAGATTTAGCATAAATTAAAGAAATAACAATGGAAAAAAGAAATGATATCGATAAAGAATATGGTAAAAACTTAAGGCTCAAGTCTTTCGCGTCTTTTTGCATATCAGCTGTTGAAACAAATTGAAGATGTATTTTTTTGCCATCATGAAGTTTAATTTCCCTTTCTTCAATTATTAAAGAATTACTATCACTTTTTACATTAACATTTATATTATCATTTATTTGTAATTCATTTTTGTTATTATTTTTTTTATAAATACCTTTATGTCACTACTTTTAGAATAAAGCTCCAAAGTTTGGTCTAAATATTTTAACTCTTTTCCATTCATATTTTTAGAAATTTCATCTGCCATAATGTGGATTTTTACTTTCCTCGTCTCCAAATATGTTTTAGGAAAGATAAAAAAGAATAATGAATGAACTAATATAATTAGTATTCCAAGAATAGAAAATATTTGTATGAACATTTTTGGGAATATTTTTAATTTCTTCATTTTCTCTCCAATTTATATCCTACATTTCTTATAGTAGTTATACAGTCTAATTGTAATTTTTTTCTAAGTTCTTTTATATATACATCTACTACTCGATCATAAGGGATCTCTTCGCTATCCTTCCAGACATAATCAATAATTTGCATTCTTGTTAAAACTTGTCCATCATTATCCAATAAACATTTTAGTATTTCGAGTTCTTTTGCATTTACATCTATTTTTTCATCATTTATTTTAGCTGTATAACTATTAAAATTTACCGAAAGATTCTTATATTCAAACTTCTCTAAATGTCCAAAATTCTTCTTAATTAAAGAATCTATTCTAGCCTTTAAAACAGGCAATGAAAATGGTTTTTCTACATATCCATCTACTAAATTAGTAAATGCATCAATTTTATATTCTTCATCACTAAATGCAGTCAAAATTAGAATTGGTAAATTGCTTTTCTTTCTAATTTCTTTCAACACTTCTAAACCATTTATAAAAGGTATCTGAATGTCTAAGATAACCAAGTTTATATCACTATTAAATTTTGACAAGGCTTCCCTTCCATCTTTAGCCTGAATAACAGTATATCCAAATTCTGAAAGGTATTCACTTATTCCCTCTCTTATCAACTTATCATCTTCAACAGTTAATATTTTCATAGATACCTCCATTTAAATCTATACATAATATTATACAGTATATTATTTGATTTTTATAAGTCAAAAAACATTCGGTGATATAAATCACCGAAAATTTTAATTATTATCAATTAATAACTCTTTTGGATTCTTTCTTAATGTATAAATTGAAGAAAGAATCAATGATACAAGAAGTACAAAACTCATAAATATAACTACATAAATTATGAATTTAGGTAATACATTTATATCTAAACCTGAAAGAGTCTTGTTGAATCCTTCAGCTTCTGCCCCCCCGCCTAATTGACTAGATGCAGATTGTCTAGCTATTTGTTTAGCTATATCGCCAGTAACTTTATTCAATATATTATTCCCTAGCTTATCAGCTGTATATTGAGCTAAGAAATAAGATCCAAGAAGTGCGGGAATGGATATAAATACCATCTCGATTATAAATTGACCAAAAATTTCTAATTTAGATATACCTAATGATAGTAATACTGCTATTTCTTTCTTTCTGGCATTCATCCATAAGAAAAGTAATAATGAAACTACAACTCCTGCAAATATTAATGAGCCAACAAATAATTTGTTTGAAATAGAATAGATACCGGATATAGATTGTTGCAGCGCAGGATAATTTGATGAACTTTTAATCAAATTATATTCTCTCCAATTTATATCTAGTTTCCCAAGATCTTTTATTACACTATCAAGATTCTTATCACCTTTTACAAAGAATGTTGCATCTTGGTATACGGCTGTATCTTCTGTATTACCATAAACTTTAGCAGCTGAATGAACGTCAGTGATTAGTGTATTTTCGTATAGTTCTTGTGCTGCACTTACCCCACCGCTATTATGACCATCAAATAAACCTTTAATTTCTACTTCTACAGTTTCATTTGCAACTTTTTCATTGTCAGCATCAAACAAATTAGATTTTATTTTTATTTTATCTCCAACTTTGAGATTGTTTTTTTTTGCCAAATCTTTATGCATTAAAATTTTATTTTTATCTTTATTTTCTAAATGCTTTCCTTCTACTAACTTATATGCTTCTGATACAAATTTTGTTTCTTTTGCTGAGTCATTAACCCCTGTTAACATAACTGTTCTCTTAAAATTCTTTGCTCTTTCAGGTGATTGATTTGCAAGTGTATCTTGAGTTTCAATTATATCATGATCAACTAGGTCTGCGACGCTGTTTATTCTTTTTACATAGGAGTCTATACTGTTTGTTTGAGATATCTTTTTAATATCTTCACCTTTTACATTTCCTCCACCCCTAGGTGTTCCTGGATTTACTTGTCTATTTATTTCCATAGAAAAACTGTTTGTTATATTAGCAAATGTTTCCTTAGAAGCTCTATCTGTGGCATCTTTAATAGATAAACTAATGATGCTTAAAGTTGCCATTGATAGAATAACTAATATAATAATTAATGATTTTAAGCTTTTTCTAGTTACATAAGCAAATGCATTTTTTATCATTATTCAACCTCCAAATTCATTTTATTTACTTTTTTCAACTTTTTACCACTTAGTTCTAAAATGATATCCGCAGAATCTGCTACTTCCTTACTATGTGTTACAACTATTACACATTTATTTCTATCTTGAGCTAATTCCTTTAATATATTAATTATTTCTCCAGCAGTAACACTGTCTAGGTTACCGGTAGGCTCATCAGCTAGTATTATTGGGGCATCTGATACCAGTGCCCTAGCAATAGCTACCCTTTGTTGCTGACCACCAGATAATTTCATAACATTTCTTTTTATTTGTTTTTTATCTAAACCTAATTCGAACAAGATACTCTCATCTACTGATTTATTTACTAGTCTAATATTTTCAATCGGCGATAAATAATCTATTAAATTATAATTTTGAAATACCAAAGATATATTATTTTTTCTGTGATTACTATATCCTTTCTTTTCTATATCTTCATTCTTAAACAAGATTTTTCCTGTTTGAACTTTATCAAGTCCTGCAAGTAAGGAAAGAAGTGTGGATTTTCCTGTTCCTGACTTCCCTACTATCGCATAAAACTTTCCAAGTTCAAATTTTTGATTTACTCCTGACAAAACTTTTTCTTTAGAATTTGCGTAACTGTAATTTACATTCTTTATTTCTAATATATCCATTATTTGCTCCTAACTTATTTTTGATAATATTTCTTTTGGTTTCTTAAATAATATTAATGAAGAGGCCATTACAACTGATAAAACAATAATACTTATTAATATTAAATAACTTTCTGCAAGTGTTGTTATGTTTAACATAAAACTGCTTTTATTTATTAAACTTCCACCGAAAATCATTGAGTTCTCTGAGTTAATAAATCCTTCTACAATTACTTTTAATAGTAGATTCCCTAAAAATAAGGAGGATATTATACTTGGTATTGATATGAATATTAACTCAAATATAAATTGCCTTATAATTTGTATCTTAGTTGTTCCAATAGATAAAAATATACCTATTTCATAAATTCTTTCTCTTAACCATAGAATCAAGATTAATGAAAGAACAACTATTCCACCTAACATAATCGAATAAGTCATTATTTTAATTATATGTTTTATTCCACTCACTGACTCTAAAGACTCTTCGAATGCTTTATTATCTTTCTTAATAGAATACTTTGACTTATCAATTTTAAAGTCTTTCAATTTGTTTAAGGCAAGCTCTGTAGATTCTAAACTACCAGAATACATTAAAATTTTATTTGCAATTCTATTATTCTCTGATTTATTTAATATTTCTTGGCTAGTTGAATAATCTACAAAAACCATATTTTCGCTAAAATCAGATGATAATCCTGTATATGTTTCCTGTTTTTTACCAGAAAAGATTCCTATAATTTTAAATTTATGACTTTTTATTTTTCCACTTTTTTCCGTATCTAGTAATTCAAGATCAATTTCATCACCCAATTTTAGTTTGTTTTGTTTAGCAAATTCTTCATGAACAAGAATTGAATTCTTATCATTTTCTTCTATATTTTTTCCTTCTTTAAAACTAAATACTCCACTACTAAATAAAAGATTTCTTTTAGTATTACTTGTAGCTTCTAGTGACACAACATTTTTAAATTCGTCAGATAAATCTTCTCTATTTATACTTTGCTCACCACTAACTACTTTAAGATCTTTCAATTTTGCTAATCCATCATATTGAAATATTTTTTCTTCAACCTCTTTTATTTTTTCAATATTCTTAAATTGATTAATATTAAAATATTTACCATCTTTTTTTGTAATTGATATTGAAGAATTAGAACTTTCATATAAAGCCTTTTCTATTTCATTACTTGATTTCATTATTGTTAAACATGAATACAAGCAAGAAAGAACAATTGTTAAAATAGCAAATATAATAAGTGTTCTATTTTTTTTTCTGGTAATATATGCTATAGCATTTTTTATCACTTCCTAATTACTCCTCTCTATTTTTACTCCGCAACTATTGCATCCACTGGATTAATATTTTTACATCGCCTACAACTAATGTTTTTAAAACTATTTCCATTAAAATTTCTTCATTTGACAAACTATCTCAATGATAGAGCCGTTTATATATGAAGTTACTGAATTTCGTATCTATTTATTCAAAGGAAAATCTCAAATAACTCATTATGAAGAATGCGATACGAAATCTAATTCTCATGTTTATATAGTTTTATTATCAAAAACTACCTAATGCTCTATTGAAAAAACTAGACTTAGGGTAGCGATGATAAACAATGAACTGATGTCTGGTTAAGGAAATAGTTATTAAGCAATACAGATTTTATGATGCATACTGGCTGTTTCAATAATCATCCCGTACTTGACAGTACCTATCTAATTTTACATAAGTTCACCTCCCAATTTAGCTTACAATAAATAGACATTTAACTCTTAAAGCGAAGAATTACGTTTACTAGTAAAATTATCAATCTATAAGTTACTAGACACCAGTGACAAAATAGTGTTGCCTAAATACTAGATTACATACCTTTTATGAAACGTTTATGAAATAAAATTTTTTCCATATTATATTAATTTTTTTATTTTCAAAAGAGCTATGCTAATTTCTTTTATCCCTTACTCTAATCCATTTATATGAAATTCAGTTGTAAAAATAAAGTCTTATGCTAACATAGTAGTTTATGTTTTATTAACGTTCTTTTGGGCGGCATTGGAGCGCATAAATTTTACGCAGGAAAAATAGGCCAGGTTTTTTTATATATTATTTTTAGTATTACCTTTATTCCTGGAATTATCGACCTTATCGAAGCTTTGATGGCTCTCGGAAAACAAACTGATGAATATGGAAATATCATCGTTTAATGAAACAAAAAGCCTCACGCTCAATTTTTGGTCGAGGAGAGCGTGAGGCAAGACAGTATAAGAAATAAGCATTAAATGGCTCGTTTTCTTGTAGCTATTTTAGCAAATTTAGAAAGGTTAAGCAATCTGAACGGCTCCCTGTCAAGTAGACAGTCAAATAATAAAAGATAAGTTATGCAACCTGATTCCTGAATTCTAGAGGAGTCAGGTTGTTTAATTTTGATTGATAACGTTGTGTGTTGTAGAATTCGATATAACGTGCCACATCATTGACCAACTCATCATAAGAGTTGTATTTCTTAAGGTGGTAAGACTCAGTCTTGAAAAACCCAAAGAAACTTTCAGTTGGTGCATTATCAATACATTTGCCAATCCGGGACATGGATAAGGTCAGACCAGCTTGTTGTATGATATAACGGTATTCTTTGGAAATATATTGACTACCTCAATCGCTATGGATGATAGGTGTGGCTCCTGGATTGAGCTCTAGCCCCTTTTTAATGGTCTTCATAACAAGTGGATTTCATTGTTGTGACTAATCTCATAAGCGATAATAGAACCGTTATACAGGTCTTTAATCGCACTGAGATAAGCTTTAGCTCCCAGACCGTATTGAAGATAGGTGACATCTGTGCACCATTTCTGGTTATGAGCTGTGGCTGTAAATTCACGATTAAGAATATTTTCTTCGTAAAATCTGTCACCAGCTTTTGTACAAGCATGGCTAACACGACGAATGACTGAACTAATCCCCAGAATGTTCATCAATCAACGAATCCGTTTCTTGTTTTAAGTTGTCCCAAGTTGACGATTAATAAATGTTGTCATACGGCGATAACCTAAGATACCATTGTAGAGTCTATGAAGTTCCTTGATTTTAGCCATTAGCTTTGTATTTTTTGTCTCAAAATCTGTTTTTTGACGATTGAGCCACTTGTAATAGCCTGAACGAGACCCCTTCAAGAGTTGGCATAAGGCCTGAATAGGCACATTAGATTCCTCATCGTAATAATTCTTGATTACTTGGAACTCCGCTAAATGCTTACCTAGTCTTACCGTCTGTTTCCTCGTTTGATGTCTTCTAACTTTTTTAGTAAACTAACCTCGATTTCTAAGAGACGATTACGTTCCTCCAATTGTTTAATCTTGAGTTTAAGTTGCTCAATCTCGGTTAAATCAGGCCTACTCTCCAACCCTTTCACACGTCTATCAACCAAACCTTGTGAGCCATTCTTCTCAAGCTTACGCACCCAAGAATAAATTTGTTGGTAGGAAACACCAAACTTCTCAATAGCTGCTTGATAGTCTTTCCCATGGGCAATGGTGTAGTTAACAATCTCTACACGTTCTTCAAATGTGGCTTGCCTTCCTTGTTTCATACGGCTATATCCTCTACTAGTGGCTTTCAAGTCTTCACCACTAGTATACCGTTTTATCCACTTTTGGAGAACAGAGCGACTTGAGATATCATACCATTTACAAATATCTCTAAGAGAGCCTTTTCCATCAAGGTAGCCTTGAACACCCTGTTCTTTAGCTAATGTGGAGTATATCAATGGCGTATTTCCGTAAACGCGACAACGGGTGGGAATATCGAATATCGTATAAACATATAATAGGAAATATATTACTTTGCAATATTACTTCCACTAAATATCAACAAGTCATAAATCATTATAGTCAAACGCATGTGCAAGATACAGTAAAGCGTTTTAACATACATGTAAAAGCCTGCGTATCCATGGCTGTTCACGAGGGATATATAGAAAAAAATTTTTGTTTATTCACTAAGGTTAAAGCAAAAAATAAGGGGCGTAAATAGAGATAAAATTTCTTGAAACCAATGAATACTTACGCTTGATAAAAATTTGTAAAGAAAAATCACAACATCAATCGTATGCAGCGTTATACCTCATCGCTAAAACTGGCATGCGCTTCGCTGAATGTTTAGGTTTAACAGTTAATGATATTGATTACACTAACAAATATTTATCAATTAATAAAACTTGGGATTATCATTTCAACCAAAGATACCTGCCAACAAAAAACAAAAGTAGTATCAGAAATATACCAATTGACAATGATACATTATTTTTTTGCATGAATTTACAAAAAATAAAAACGACAGATTATTCGACAAACTTTCAAATAATGCAGTCAATAAAACTATCCGAAAAATAACTGGTCGCGAGGTACGAGTGCACTCTCTCAGGCATACATTTGCAAGCTATCTAATTTCCATCTCTCAAGTTTTAGATCACGAGAATTTAAATATCACTTTAGAAGTTTACGCACATCAATTACAAGAACAAAAAGATAGGAACGATAAACTTAATCAGAGAAATTTGGGGCGGATTTGGGGCAAAATAGCTCTAAACCGCTATTTACATGCAATGAATATGTCCCCTGCCGGAATCTACTACTATTGTACACAATAGTTCATAATAGTCCAAGCGTTGATTTAATGGTTGTTTATAATAGTAAAAAGTTCAATGTAGTTTCATTTTTAATCTATTTTGCCCCTTTTTTGCACCCTTTCACCTCAATTCTATCATAACGTCTTCCACTCTCTCAACTGTCACAACTTCATCATCTCTCACTTCCTCGTGCGGCAACACATAATCAAATATCTTTCCATTTTTGCGCACAACCATCACTGTATCACTGCTGATATATCCTTTTTCAATCGCTTCTTTAAACTCATCTATATATAACATATTTTATCCTCCACCTATCTATTCGATAAAAAATCCTAAAAATAGACAATTTTAAATTTTTCTGTTGTGATAGACAAAAAAACCGCCCTCAATAGAGAGCGGTTAATATTTATTTCAGTTTTTCTTTGACAGCATCTACTGCCTCTTCAACAGCATCTTTAGCATCATCTGCTAGTTCTTTGCCTTTAGCAATTGTTTTTTCGACAAATCCTTTTGCTTCTAACTCTTTATCACCGGTTAGCTTCCCTGCACCTTCTTTAAGACTGCCTGACGCTTGTTCAACTTTTGCTTTTAGCTTTTCTTCCACTAAAGACAATACCTCTAGATTCCAAAAGTTCAACTTGTTCTCTGTAACTTTTGTGTTGAAAATTTTCCGCCATGAAACACCCTCAATTTTTTAGCAAAAAAACCCCCCATCAGAACATGTCTGCGCGTATGCGAGGGAGGCCATTGATATTTATATATACATTATATATTTTTATATAGCTTATTGTCAATGATTTTCCCTTTATATAATTAAACTTTTTAATAAAATATATTTTTCATCCAGTAAAAGGCACCTAAATACCTCCTGAAAAATCTGTTCAAAATAATAAACAGCCCCCGCAAAGCGAGGGTATTTGTCTTATCTAAAGGAGCTTTACCTCCTGTTTATTTTATCATTCCCCAAAGACTGATACGGTTTCCGCTAGCATCAGTTTGCCCAATAGCCATGTAATTACGCTTACCCGAGCCGCCAACATAGGAAATCCAGCGATAGCCATTTGCAGAGCCTTTGCTGTCGTATGTGACAGATTGTCCTTTTTTATATGTCGCAACTACGTCTGATTTTAGATTAGGTGCTCGGCGAACGTTAATAACGTCTGCGTCTACTGTAAACGTGCCGATCTCTTTAATCAAGTTAATCTCGTCTTTAGTCTCTGTCGCAATTGGCTGTTTGACTTTTGTATCTTTGTAAGGTGGATAAAACCAGCCTGCAACCCCAACAAAACCACGAGTGTTAAATCTAGCTGGACCGCCAACAATTAAAGCATCTGCATTTCCATCGATGTTTTGCTCAACAGTCCGCATAGTATATCCATCACTATCAGCAATAACAACTCCTGTGTGTCCGTAATCAACACCATCGTATGCAATGCTGTGCATGACAAAGACTGCACCTGCTTTTGGATTTGCGTCTGTTGGCATGCGATGAACTTCCCAACCATTTCCAGCTGCACTATTTAATAAATCAATAGCATTACCCCACAGGTCGACGCCAAACCAATTTTTTGCAACAAAGCACGGCAAGTCAGCACATTGAGTCCCAAAACAGCCATCTTTATCAACCCCCATGCCTGAATTTGCAAGGTCAACACAGTATTTTACGATTTCATTTGCGGTTGTCATCGTTTCCTCCTTATTTTTTATAGTTTCGGCATCCCAAGACTGCAAGTTATTTTCCTCAATTAGTTGTATCAACAACTCCGCATATCCGCTTGCTGTAGCATAACCAGCGTCTTTTATAGCATAACAAGCTTTTTTATAATCAGTCTCTCCAATCACAGCTTTGTAGCGTGGATTATCGTTTAAAAATTTACCGTGGTCGACAATGCTGTCAGTCCAGCTGTCATAGGCTCTAAACCTGTCGACAATATCCGTCATGACACCAGCTTGATATTCCTCTTGGGTTTTAGTGTTAAACGACTTACCAGTCCAAGAGCTATCTGCTTTGATACCAAATAGAGCGTTGTGTGGTGCATATTTACCCCAACCACTCTCTAGGATTGCCTGTGCTGCGGTTAGCGATGGCAAGATTTTGTACTTAGTCCAGCCATCTAAGCAGCCTTGCTTAATGTTATCTAAAAAGGTCATCTGTCCTCCTCTTCAAAAATTAAATAAATCGGATAAATAAAAAAAGCAATCACTGCAAGCGGTATGTACAGTATTGCTATCGCTAGTACCATTGCTATTTTAGTGATTGCTCGCATGTCCTCTCCTATTTTTTTGGCTCGTGGTAATTCAATGCTTGTTCGCTATCTGATAGCCCTTTTGTTGTTGGGTCTGTAACAACTCCAAGTAATACCAAAAGCGTTACAGCTGTGTTGGCAATATCCACAATGTTTGATGGTAATTTAATACCTAATTGCTGCGCTAGCAAAAATATAGCTCCTAAAATAGCCATCAAAGTTACTTTGTTTTGTAGTCGTAATTTTAAATTAATCATGTTTATTTCTCCTGTTAAATAATGTTTTTATCTGTTCTTTGTTGACGATGATGTCGTCTTCCGTCTTTCCGAGTCGTTGCTCGTGTATATCCAAAATTTTATGGATATTTTCTCGGTCACGCTGTGAGTCTTTTAGCTCGTAAGCCAGCTCTTTAATCGTGTCTTTAAGGGCGCTCATTGTATCTTCGTTTTTTTGCATCGCTGTTTTAAACGGATTAACAACAAACGCCCACAAGCCAAGTATCGATAAAATAGCGCCACAAAGTGCGCCAATCTGGATAACATCAATGTTCATTCATTGCCTCATTTTCCTTCTGTACCAACCGTAGAAACTTCAATTAGTTTACGTACTCGCTCACGACAAAATGCTGGAACGTCATCAATAGTAATCCACCCTAGTTCAATCTGCATTGCAAAGTAATTAATCATCATTGTTTTTTCTCCTTTTTTGTTTTTAAATATGTGTACTGCTATTTTCGCTAGCGTTGTTAAGCGTTGTATCATTCAATTTCCCTCCGTCAGCCATTGTCTTAATCAAATCGTTAACAGTTGCTGACATCAGTTTAATCATATTTTCCGCTTTATCTGATTGCGCCTTTGACTTAGCAATTGCGTCATTAATTTTTTCAAATTGTTCTGCTTCTGCTTTGTCTTTGTAAAGTTGCTCAAAGATAAGCTTTTCACACGTTTTTAAAGTTTCAGCAAATTTTTTATCATTTTCTTCTGCTGGTAGCGTCACTTCAAAATTTGCTTTAATTGTGCTAGATTCGAATTTTAAAATAGCTTTAACTTCTTTAATACTATTATCTTCTAACATTACAGGATATTTGTTTAAAATTTCCAATAGTTTTCCTCCTTTTAAATTATCCAATTAATTTGTCCTTTAACATTAACCGCCCATTTTGACGGATTAAACCACAGAATACGACCATCTGCGCTCACTTGTACATTTAAAACATTCAGTTGTACAGTCCATGCAGTAACCGCAAACATCATGTCACTAGGTATCAAATTCGTAGGCATAGAGCCAACCGTCAACTTATCTATGCCGTTCGTCGCAAAGTCGTACTTAACGGTGACTGTACTGCCTGTCTGTCTATAACTAAAACCATTTCCGATTGACCGCCAGCCTGAGTCTATCGTTTTAGGTAAGCTATCTTTTTTAGCGTACTCACTCCAACCACTCCATGCCCCGTTTTCAAGTACTCGTGTAAAAATAGTTTTGTTCGTACGGTCGTAAAATTGTTGATAAGCATAGTTTGCTGTCTCATGTCTTACAACTGTTACATAGCCTTGTCCAGATCCAGAAGGTCTGTTAGGTCCGTAAGAAACACAATAAAAACCTGTATCTTGTAGAGTATTTAAATCTGTTGCATCATGCCTAAAAGAGCCACCATTATTTAAAGCTAGCTGTTTTTGTTGGATTGGTTTGCCATCAGAATAAATATTTCCTGCGACATTTAAAGAACCTGTATCATCAATTTTTGGTAATGTTCCAATTCCGACGCTGTTTTTATGCCACGACAGCGGAAAAGACTCCGTTGATACGGTTTGTTTAACGGGTGTACCGCCTCCGCTTGCACTAAAAACATCACTAAGCAAACCGTAGACATCAAATGATTTGTCAGCTCCATACGAACCACTAAGCGTAGCTGTTGAGTTAATTAACTCTGAGACAGAGGTATAAGTACCGCTTGCGTTTGATGTGTCTATTGTAAAGCTCGTTGTATTAAGTGGTGCTGTTTTAAAAGTCAGCGTCATTTTATTTTTTTGTACGCCATCGACAATAAGCGGGGAGATTTTAGCATTACGAGTAACTACCAGCTGGTCATTTTTAGCCCCTGCACGTGTGACAGTAAAGCTAAACGCTGGCGGGGAGTATGGTATAACGTTGATTTCTGTTGTCACAGGGTCTGACACCCTGCCCCTACTATCTGTAACTGTAGCTTTAATAGTCGCTTTGCCACTAAAGTTAAATATCCCGAGCGGACCACCATTTTGCTGCGTGGATTGGTTTTTGCCAACCACCTCCGCATTAAAATTTTGGATTGTAGACCCATAAATACCACTAGCCCCATTAAATGTAACGACTGGATTAGAAATTATCTGAACAAAATTATTAGCACCTACAATTGTAGATGCTTTTTGATTTGTGTCTGATAAAGAGAGACTTGAAATTTTTGGCTTGACATTATCAGGTACAGTTAGATAAAAAATACCTGTTGATGTCCCAATGACTGAACCGTTTGACTTAGTATCAACATAAATTGTAGCTGGTGTACTAGTTGCATTTGGAATTGTGCTAGCCCAATCTAAGCTTGTCTTAAAAGTCGTTGACCCTGATATATCACTAGCCACAGTGCCAGTTATCCCGTTAACGTTATATCTGACATCGTATGTAAAACTGTCATTTGTTTTATTGATGTTGACATTTAGCGTATCCCCAAAATAACCACTACTTACCGCAACTGTGCTTGTTCGTGGTATTTTAGTCAGCGTAAATTTTTGGTCTGGTATTGTTAGCGTCCCCGGTGCATATCCTCCAGGTCCATATAATTTAGCTGCAACAACCACAGTCTTACTACCATCAGCGTCGTGTGGGACTCTGATAGTTTTATCAATCAACAATTGATTGCCATTAAAACCAATCGAGGAAGGTGCGTTAAAGTCATATTTAGAGCCAACCCAGGCATAACCACCAAAACTATACTGAGCATAACTGTTAGTACCAGAAGTCAAATAGAGCCTGAATCTTACTTGACTACTATTATCTGCGATTGACGTTGAGACCTCGTCAACGATATAAGTTAAGCGATAACTCCTATCAGAGTTACTATAATAAGTTGTCATTTAACCTCCTTCCTATCCAACGTAGCGAACAACATTTATGTCCGGATTTAACTCGTATTGCTCGATGCGGTAACGTCCAATTTGTAGTTTGGTCGTAAAGATACCGCTATCGATAACAAGCACACTCTGAGCTATATATGCTACTTCTTTACCACTTGAGTAAAAACTGATGCGATCGTTATCAACTCTAACGCTTGACGTTCCATCTTTTTGTCCGATTACAAGACCGTCCTCTGACTGACTCATAAATTTAGTAACAAAATCAGTGCGTATCTGCATCTCCCCAATTGTTTGTTGTACTGCTATCATGCGATTAGAAGCGTCTATCAGTTTTTGTTCTGATAGTTTTTGTCCTTCTTCTCGTGCCTTGATTTCGTCTTGCAGTGCCTTGACCCAGCCATTGACCGTATCTAACGTTGCTTTAGATTGCAATTCAGCTTCTGCAATGCGAGCACGTTCGGCAAGTTTGTTTAACTGCTCGACAGTAAAATCACCGTCAGCTTTCGAATCAAGATTACTTGCTTTATCAGCTTCCGATTCTTGCCAGTCTCCTGTCTTGTTACCTCTAACGAGCATAAATCCACCAGTACTGAAACTACCTTGCTCCGATGACACCATCGCGAAGCGTGGTCTAATTTTACCTGCCTTAGTTGGTGTAAAGGTGATTTCAAAGCGTCTAAGACTAGAGTCAACGTTTTTTATAATTGTCTCTCGTTGTGTATCGCTAGTAATAAAACCATCTGCTATATCATAGAGATAAAAATATAAATTCCCGGCTACCTCACGTTTAACATAAGCACTAAATGTATATGTTACACCTTGCTCAACCATAATGTCTTTTGCGTGTGATACCTTTTGGCCGCTTATCCATTTTTTAAATGTAAATGGATAATTAGAGATGTTTTCATCTTCTAGTGTTGCAGAAGTAAACCAGTCTTCTCCGCTAAATGACTTAGTGCCATCAATTAGATTGTTTGTCCCAACGACAACAGTCCCGATCATATCAGTCCAGCGATATTTTTTAGGGTCGTTTGAGTCTATTGCATCGTAGTCAGTATATTGCCCAATGTAGCGCTTGTTTGCGCTATCAGACACGCTAAAATCAACTGTCCCATCTGCGCTATTTGCATAAGCAACATGCCAGTAAGGCGTCTTTCCGTCTACTCCAGCAGGACCTTGGATACCTCTAGCACCATCAGCGCCTTTTATTAAATTCCACTTGTACTTTTTAGGGTCACTTGAGTCTATGACATTATCATCAACATACATGCCTATGTACGTTTTGCCAGTATTATCAGATACGCTAAAACCAGTAGTTCCGGTTTCGTCAAGGGCGTAAGCGATGTGTGTGTACGTTGCTTTCCCGTCTTTTCCATCAGTCCCATCCTCAGTATCTGTAAAGGATATTTGTGTACTTGCTACAAGTTCCTCGTTAACGTAAGCTTCGACTGTTATGTTTAAAACATGGCTAAAGTCACTTGCTTTAACTGTTAGCGATGGTCCGACATCAATCAGTGAGTCACCATTTTTGTAAAAATAAACAGCTTCATAGTCTTTCCCATTTTTTTGCAAGCTAGGCGTTAATACAGACTCACCAACCCCATTTTTAAAAGCAACTCCGTTTGAAGTCGCTAGTTGTATCTCGTATGGAATAGATTCGTCATAAAGACGTAGCATATCACTAATTAAATCAGAAGCTAACTGACTTTCTTTTTCGACAAAATTGCTGAATTTAGTTTTGTTAGAGCTGGGATTTGTTATGGATATTTCTTGCTCAATAACCCTCGCTGTGAGAATTAGCGGCGGTTCGTATCCGTCGTCCTGTATTCGCACAACATCACCAAGTTCTAAATCAACATATCCATCAACTTCATAAGTGACAGCTGGATAAGCGTGTGCTTTTAGATCTTTTAAAGCAGTTGATATCAAGACATCTTGGCTGTCCGTCTCAACTTCCATGTCTTTTCGTATCCAGTTGTCTCGTGTCTCATTACCGGTTAAAACAGATGGATAGCGGTCTCTTGATAAAGGTGCGTACAAAAATCCATTTTTGAGATAGTACTCTACTTTACCGTTTTCGTCTTTCCACTCTTTGTAGATTGAGTTGTCAATGTAGATGATTTGTTCTTCTTCGTATGATTCTGTCTGTGCTTCTTGCACGACTTCCTCATATGATATTTGTGTACCGCCACTGACTTGCTGTGTTGTTGCCCCGTTAACAGACATTCCTTGCGCTATTTCACGAGGGTAACATACTGTCTGCAATCCTCTAGCAAAAGCGTTAATCTCATACGAGTTTTCCATGACATACATGCGTCCAGCGTAATTCTGCTCTAAGACAGTGACTCTTGTTTTAGACACACTCTTGATAATCCCTGTGTGCCCCCAACTAGTTGTGTAAAAAGGAGCACCAAAATTTGCTTTAACATTATAGATACCGCCAGCTTGCAAGTTGCCAGCATTAGGCGACCTGTCTAGCTTCCATCCATACGAACCCCAGTTATAATCAGTACCGATTAAAGCAGCAGCCATACCACCGCCGATTCGACCACGTATACCACCGATAGAACTATCAATCCAAGCGCCATCCAATTTTTTCGCATACCACCCAGACAGCGCATAACACTGCCCAGAACCAACTCTGCGTCCTTTCAACTTAGTAGCCTCATTAATAGCTTGTATTGTTTTAGTAGCTCTTTTCGCAGTTGTTACTGACGTTATTGGCTTTACAGGAGTCTGCCACAAAGTATCAATAGTGTTTAAGATATTTCCGCTAGCTTTATTTATTCCGTTGCGGATGTTTGTCATTAGGTTTGTATAACTTTGATATCCTGCCGCTGCGTAGTCATATTTAGCGCCACCAGCTCTAAAAAGTCCTTTTGTGTAGTCCGCTAGGTTCTTTTTGCCGACAACATTATAAATCCCTTGCTTAGCTAAAAGATAAGTATAGTCTTTTAAAAAGTCGTTTACACTAGCGTAGTGCATATACGTTCCGCCCTCATTTGCAGGACGAGCCATACCAGTAGTGACTTTTACTCCGCTAGGACGTGTCTGTGCTCCACCGCTCATACCTGACCAATTATTGTCGCGTTTGCCAACTGTCGAATCACCCCAGAAACTCTCTAGGTACAGTTGACATATGATTCCGCTTGGCAAAATATTATATTGCACTGCGTAGTTAATAATAGCTTGTACGTTAGCTTTTTTGATTGTATGACCATAATATTTAAGGTCTCCGCCTAAGTACGTGCGATTTGAACCAACCGTTTTAGTGACTTTACGAGTTACAGGATTAGAAATAACGCGCTCGCCTTTGACTGTCTTTTTGCCGTACGGGCGTATGGCATTATAAATCTGGCGCTTGTCAACTGTTTTCCTTATCCCAGAAATATTTTTTTGATAGCGTAATATCACATCGGTCTTATCACGACCTACACCATAAGATTTGCCCTCCTCGTATTCTTTGTAAATATTAATGATGAGTTGCTTAAACGTGTGATTGAAATTAAGCTTTGTCTCAAACTCAATTTCTGCATCGAAATTATTAGCAATTGACAAAAGACGAGCTAACTTAGTTTCTTGACTAGTCCATTCCAATGTAAGTTTTTTGTCCTTAACTTCGTTTGTGCCAACTGTCAAAGCACCCCAGTTTAAAATATCAAATTGCACAAGGTACTCTTCAAACGACATCGCTTTAGTTGCTTTATATGCGTTGCAATACTCATTTAGCAACTCTAAATTAAGATTTTCACAATAACAATCAATTTGTTTTTCATCTTCATCAATTTTCATGATGTTTAACAATTGTACTTTACCTTTGTGCACAAAAGAGACAAATGCTTGATCGTTTAGTACGTGATATTTATGACTAAGTGGGCTATCGCCAAGCAAATCTTTTTTATAAACGGAGAATTCTAGTACAGACGAGCCAGTCTTTTGCTTTCTATACCACTTGTGGTTAAAGTAATTCAAAGCTCCTTGTTTATCATTATCCAAAAAAAGGACAGGTTTTAAATCCGGTCCATGAATTGTTAACATTTATTTGTACCTCTCTTCAAAATCAATTGATATATCAGGTAGCGCTGCGACCCAGCTAGACAAGTGTACGACTAACTCTGATTCTCCTGGCGGAATCGAAATCATCTTAGAACCTAACACCACATCTTGTATTGAATCTATATCTTTTGTACTTACAGTGTCATTTTCAAAGTTAATGATAACCTCATCCCCCGGCTGGTACTTATTGACGATATTGTTGTAATGAGACACTCCCATTTTTTCAAAATTGACTTTTTCAAACAGGTTGTAGTTGATATATTTAGAGCTATCACTACATGTCCCCATTGCAAGATGTATCTTGCGGGATTTTTTTCCTTTAAGGGACGGAACAGTTACATGATGATGCGCACCGTTAAAGTAAATACGAAACTTATCTTCTTCTCTAAAAATCTCAACCGCCCTGCTTCTATTCATCGAAAAAGGATTGTGATAATTTCTATCTGCCTGAAATTCAAACTGCTTGTAAAATCTCCAGCCTACACCGTCATCATCAAGAGCAAAAAAATTGTATTCTGTTTCAAAACCATTTTTTCGTTTGTAAGTTTCGATTCCATACAAAAACTCGTCATTCCCTTCATCATCGATTCCCGTTACACAAAGCTTTAAAAAACCTTTTTGATCCTGCGCAGTAGCAATAAAAATCTGTTGCCACCACAGGTGCTCATTGAGAGTGTATTCTCCGTTTGAATCAGGATTGATAATAAACGTTCGAGTCCCAACGTGCTCGGTGTAGCCCGGGGTAGTACCTCTATTTCCAATAACAACATATTCACCGCCTTTACCAGAGCCTAAGATATTATCAATGCGCATCCGTTTAAGTTCTGTGTCATATGTTGGTGGCATGTGATTAAGTTTTGCGACGTTTGGCGCACCGTCCAGAGCTTGTGCTATCGCTTTTGAGTAATCAAAAAGGACTTCGTTACGATGAACGATAGTCCCGTCTTCTTCTTCAGGAGAACCAACTGCAAATGCTCCAGTCTCATTTGCAATTCCAATATAGCCATTTTCGCCCAAGTGCTTAATTCTAAATATCGGAAACGCAGGGGCTGTCCCGTTATTTTTAATCTTGAAGGTCATTTTATTTCCGTCTTGAGTATAGTCTTTAATGCGTCTGTAGGACGTTGAATGAGCATATGCATCTGCAACTATAAACGTTATCTCACCAAAGCCGTTCATCTTGATTTCTTTAAAGTTCAAATCACCAACCTGGACAGCTAAATAATAGCGTCCAGGTATGTGGCTAAACATCAACATCTTAGGCTTTTTAGAAGATAAAGCCAATTGTAGGGCATCGTAATCTTCTATTGTATTGTATTTTACCCAGAATGGGACTTTTATTACTTTATGCTTAGTTTTCGTTCCAATAAAAATGCTACCATCTTTGCCACCAATTTCTTTTAGCTCCGGGTCGTAGTCTGCGCCACTAAAGACAGTAAAGCCGTCTGTAATAGTAATCCACTTAGTCAATTCGACATCGCCAAAATGACATCTTACAGTTTTGTAATCTACCATCTGTTTATACCTCTCAGTCTTTCTTCTGTCTGTTCGTCAAATTTTTGTCTCGCTGCTATCGGCTTAGCAACGACTCTGGCAAATTCATTTTTATCAAATTGCGCAGACACAACAATAGGTCTATCGGCTAAATTTTTGATGGCAGATAACAAAGCAGCATTGCCGTTAGTGTAATTATCTGTACTAGTCACTTGACTAGATAAATTTTTGTTTAAAGTACCTATTCGCTCAAAGCCATTGTTTACGTTAGTATCCATATCAAAAGCTAGTTGAGGATTTCCGAATGAAGACTGAATCTCTTCGGCCATTCCGTTAACTAAGTTTTTAACTGGTTTAAATTTATCAACAAGTCCTTGATGCAGACCTTGCATGATTGCGTTGCCGGCTGGAATAAGTAAACGTCTATCGTAACTTATTGGTCCTTTGTGATCTTTAATCCACCCTGCAATATCTCCGACAAAATTTTGAATATCTCCCCAGACATCCTCTAAACCTCGCAAAAAACCTCGCATGATAGCTCTACCTGCACTCAATAAATCAATCGATTTGATTGCATTGATAAGCTTTTCACCAATATTGTTAGCTGTTTCGTTTATTTTACCTATGACACTCAGAATCCCTTTAACAAAAGTTATGAGTAACTGAACTCCAAGAGCTAGCACTTTAGGTAGATTACTTGCTATCGCTCCTGCTAAAACAGCTATAATTTTCCCGACAGTTATTATTATGTCAGGTAATCTAGCTATAATACCTTGCACTAAATAAGATATGATTTCAACCCCTTTTTTTAGAATGGTTGGGAAATTAGCTTGTAACATTGATATAAAATTAGAAATAACAGTTACAGCTGTAGTTGCTATTTGTGGTAAATTAGCTAACAGTCCATCTACTAAATTTAAAATAATAGTAGCGCCAGCCCTCAATAGATTCGGGATGCTTTGAACCACAAAAGCGACAAAGTCAGTAAATATTTTTCCTGCTGCTGCCATAAAAGATGGGTAAGCAGCTAAAAAACCATTAACAAAGTTGACAATAAAGTTAACACCACTTGCTAATATTGATGGTCCGCTCGTCTGCATAAAACTCACAATTTGAGGAATCAACTCCGAAAATGTCAAATAGATAACAGAACCAAAACCCTTAAAAACGTTTGTCAGCATCGGAATAAAGTTATTTAAAACAAAGTTGCTTGTTGTGTCAAATAGCGCTTTAAGCGATGGTTTGATGTCCTCACCTAAAGCCATTTTCCCAAGTAAGTTTTTTGATGCTGCCTTCATCGCTTCAAATGACCCTGTGAATGTTGTTGCTGCTTCTTTAGCAGTTGTCCCAGTTATCCCGATTTTCCCTTGAATAGCATGAATCGCTTCATACACATCTGACAAGTTCGAGATGTCATATTTTTTCCCTGTTAGTTTTTGAGCATCGGCTAGCAGTCGTTTCATTTCTTCTTGCGTTCCGCCATAACCCAGTTTTAAGTTGTCGAGCATGGTATAGTTCTGCTTAGCAAAACCTTGATAGGCGTACTGTATGGATTCCATGGAAGTACCCATTTTATTAGAGTTGTCAGCCATGTCTATCATCGCCATGTTAGCGACCTTTGCAGCCTTAGCAGTATCACCACCTAAGGATTGCAACAAGCTCGCACTAAAACCTGTCACACTCTCCATATATGCATTAGCTGACAAGCCTGTTGTTTTGTAAGCTTCGTCTGCGTATTTTTTGACTAAGTTAGCGTTGTCTTTAAAAAGGGTTTCAACTCCCCCAAGAGATTGTTGCAACGCAGCCCCTTCAGAAATCGAAGAAGAAATGGCTTTAGTTATCATCTCGCCTATTTTAGCCGCAGCGATGACACTACCTAGAACCCCAATCAATTTGCCGCCAATCAAACCGCCAGCGGAACTACCTGCACTTGACGCTTCGGGGCTTAGTGCATTGCTTATAGACCCAGAAATCCCTTTAGCTGATGGCATAATCTGCACATAAGCCTGTCCTAAATTTGTAGCCATTAACTATCACCCCCAAGCGTTGTTAAAAATCTCTTTCTAGCGTTTTCAAATTCCTTGCCACTTGCAAAAGCTTTAATATCTTTGTCTTTGGGCTGATTATCAAACAATGACGATAACATTTCAGGTCTATTCTTCCCTTTTTGCCCGTCAGCTGTTTTCATCCACACAAGCATTCCGAGCCTATCAAACACACCGGCTAAAAGGCGCTTTTCAAATGTTGCATTACTACCCGACAAAGATTGATGTATTCTTGAGTCTTCTCTTAGACCTAAAGAAAAAACAGCTACTTTTAAAGGTGGTAGCTGTTTATAATCATATATATTATAAGTTTCTGCTAAGTCGCACACTAGAGCGTCTTCATCCGCTTTTAACATTGTGGCAAGGGCTATTATTTTTTTAATTGACCGCTCTCAAAGATTTCTTTAACTTCTTCCATGATAGCCTCTGTCGAGACTGTCCCATCTTCTGAACGTAGATGGTTTTTTAAATCTTCAACTTGATGACCTAAAAGTAATCTGAGCACTTTAGGCAAAAGAAGCGGAGAAGTTTCCAGCTCCGCAAGTGCTTCTACCAATTCGTAATTTTTCAATCGTGATTCTTCAATTTCGTATTTAAATCCTGACTTTGTTTCCACTATCCAGCTCCTTTAATATATTCGTAATGAGTGTTACCTTCTGCGTCCGGAAACGCTTGTACAGTTGTTTCATAACCTGCTGCTTCATTGTCAACGTATTTAATCTCGCCGACCTCTGCAACTTTACCTTTTGGTATAACAATGCGTTTAACTGTGTTGTTTTTCAAAATCATTTCAATCACTAAACAATGTTCTTCTAGTGCTTTTGAGTTTGATTTTACTGTAATACCATTTTTGAGGTCACCAGAAACATTATCTTTCCCATAAATTTCTTTTAAAACTTCGATGTTCAACGTTTCAATTAGTGTATATGTAAATTTATCTGCTTTACTCTTTTGAGCGGATTCTACAACATCACCGCCCCAAGCTTTGATTTCTTCACTCTCACGTTTATCCTCATTTGATAAGCCATCTTCCGAAATGTAGCCTAAAGATTTAAACGCTTCGTTTAATTCTGTTGTTGTATCTTTTGGCAGTTCTGTGCCAATCGGCGCAGTATAAATAGCACCGCCAATTTTAGGTTTAGCAGTAGTCACATTTGATGAGTTTGCTACCATATTTCCTCCTTAATAATGATTAATGTCAAATACAGCTTGATAGCGATAGCGCTTAGTTGCTGTATCTGTGAAATTGTAGTCAGCGTTAAGATGTACACCAGAAACTTGTGGCAAGACATCAAGCTGCTCAATTACTTGCTTTACTTTGTCATTAAGTAAAGCCGCCTCATACAACGATTCGGCATAACTTTGAAAAGCAAACGTGGAACTTAGCAAATGATTTTGCTTAGCCCCGCTAGTCTTTTCTAAGATGATGAATCGTGCAGGTTCATCTTTTTGATGTTCAAAAAAAGACGGCACATCTAAGTGCTCGTCTAAATATTTTTTGATAATTACTTCAATCAATCATCGCACCGCCTTCAACAATGTGTTGTTTTTTGAGTTATCTTTCTTGGCCTTTATGGTTTTAGCGCTAACCATAGCATTAGCCCTATTTTTCCCGACATGGATATCTTGGGCATAACCATCACCACAACGTTCTCTGATGGCTGTGGCCTTAGTGGTTAATACCTGCTGCATTTCTGATGATTTCATCAATTCAGCAACACCAGCTTTATTGAGCTTGAATTTAAACTTACTCATATCTTTCCACCATAACTTTCTTATTCCATTCAAGCGGAATAAACTCTTCAATACCTTCAAGAGCTAGGCCGACAGTGCGCCACTTTTTGTCAAAAAAGCGGACCTCTTTATCCTCCCAATCATGCTTATCTCCTTTTGGAATTGCCAAGATATATTCAACTTTTTTTCCGGTCAAAGATAACTGATTGGTGATGTCTTCGGTAGTTGCCGGTGCAACAAGAACATTCTCAATTTTAATATCAAAATCAACTTTTATCGGGTTCCCGAAAGGGTCTTTTCCGCTAATCGTCTTGTCGACTAAAGTAACTGTTATCCCTTTCAATTTCGCCATAAAGCTCAATTCCTCCATATCGCTGTTTTTTTAGTCCGAGACGCTTCAACTCACTATCCTTAATAAAAAGACCACCTCCTGGAACCAAATAAGTTCCAGACCAAGTGTAGCCAAGTGCCGATTGACTTTCTTGCGACATCGGTTCACCTTGTGTAGCAGTCATCAGCGTTCTCGCTACAATATCTACAGTTACCGATTTCAATACAGTAGCAAAGTAAGGAGTTTCCAAAATCATTTCATCTAGATTTTTACCCACTTTACTTGCTTCTAACCTCAACGTGTCAGAGACAGTCTCTAACAAAGCCTCAGCACGCTTGATTTCGTCAACGGATAATTGACGCCATAATAAAATAACGTCATCTGTTGTCGCAAAATTTGTCATAAACTTCCCTTTCTTATTTAGGGAGTAATTCTAATAACTCAGATTTTGTAGCAGACGAGTTATACTCAATTCCTAGCCCTGTCAAATGTTCTTTCAGAGTTTGAACGGTCCAAGATTTTTCATCACTTGTCTGTGTCTTATCTACTGTGTTAGGAACAATCTCCCAGTCGCCTAACAGCGCACAGTCAGTAACGACTACTGCTCCTGTGTTTTTATCTCTATAAATCATCCTTGTACCTCAACGCGAGAGAATGCTTTCTCATCTAAAATTCCCCATCCTATGAATGCTTCTGTACGGAGCAGGATTTCATTATAAGCCTTTAGATCACGTCCAGAGCCATCTGGGTCTCCATACTCGATAACTTCCATTGGGATATTTTCAGCATAACCCCACTTGAACATATTCTGGAAATCTCCGACAATAGCATGGTCATCTTTAGCTGTGCCACCTTTCATAGTAAGTGTCTTGTTGATGTCTAAAGTCATATTAAAGAAGTTGCTTGGACGTTGCCCGAATCGAAATTCAGGATACATCACATTATCAAATTTATCTTTTCGTTTAGACATATCTTGTCCTGCCTGTGGTGACAAAGCGATACCTGTCACATCATTTCCATTTGCTACAATCGTTGTAACAGCTGCATCAATATTGTCGTCAATTTTATCTGCTTCGTATTTGATGACATTACCAGTCACGACCCCATCAAATGAGTTTGTAGCTTTGAATGAGGCATCTGTCATTGTGCGAGGTTCAAGACCATGAATAGCTGCAATATCAAAAGCCTCCGCCATTTTTTTAGCAAAACCGTCAGCATAATGTTTTAAGAAATTCAATCGTTTTTCTTCTGAGGCATACTTAAATTCGTCAGTCATACGTGCCTGATAAACAAATTTCAGCGGTTTAATAATTTTAGAAGTGACCTTTGCGGTATTCCCTAATTTTTGCTCACCTTCACCAACAATCTGAGCATTACCATCCAAGTTGAAAACAAATTGTTCTACTCCGTTGAACGGGATTGGTGTTTGACCAGATAATTTCGCAAGCGTAGAGTGACCTTTCACTTTACTCATGATTTCTGTTACTAGTTCTGGTTTAAATAATGTTCCTGCTTTAATTGATTCTGCCATGTTTATTCTCCTTTGTTAACTAAATTACGTGCCATTTCAATCCAACCTGCTTCTTTTTTGTCGGTAATAATCGGCTCGTTTGATTTTGCTGGCGGTTGTGGTTGAGACGGCTTGATAAAAGATGCTAAGCGTTCTGCATCCACTTTGAGCCCGTCTTCATCATCGCCTTGCAAACGATTAGCTAAATCGATTGGTAAGCCATACTGTAACGCTACCTTTGTCCGTAAATTTGCTGTCTCATAACCAGCGATTTGATTTTCCAAAGTAGTAATTTTCTCTGTATAGCTATCAGTGTTTGATTTAGCATCATTCAAAGCAGTTTGTAAGCTGCTGTTTTCGGTTTCTAGTTTCTCAACACGAGTTTTCAGTTGGTCGTAATCTTGATACTTCTCACGTTCTCGAGCAATGCGAGCTTTCACAATCGTGTCCAACTCTTCTTGTGTTTCAATAACTTTAAATTCTGACATATTAACGTCCTTTCTCCTGCTTTCCCGGCAGTTCGGTAGATTTTTTAGCAGTAAAAAAACACCCTTTCGGATGTCGTTTTT